ATGTCCTTCGCGTGGCACGAGATCCGTGATCACCTCATGCATTCATCCACGAACCTTCACTTCCAGCGCAGTTTCGACGCCGTCCGGCGTGCGCAGGCCCCCCTCACGCCGTTCCGGGATCCGGCGGCCCTGCTGGACGGGCTGCATCGCACGACCGGCGATCCGGCCCGGAAGAACGTGATACTCGCCGCGCTGGTCGGGGCGGCGCAGGGCGACGGGCCCGCGTCTGACTGCGCCCTGACGGTGCTGTTGCTGGCGCTCTGGCCTGGCCTCGACGCCATCCGGCGCCGGTCGATCTGGCGCAGGATCGGCACCGCCGACGAGGTCGCGTCCGACGTTCTGGGGCGCACCACCGAGGCGGTATGCGGCCTCGATCTCGGGCGGGTCAACTGGATCGCAGCCACGGTGCTGCGCAACGTCGAGCGTGACATGATCCGCGTGCGCCAGCGCGAACAGGCGCGCGAACATCTCGCCAGCGGCGCCGATCCCGACGAGTTCGAGGACAGCGGCGACAGCGGGATCGGCGCCGACGGGTACGCATGGCTGAACAGCGCCGTGCGGAAACTGCTCGGCGATGACGCCCTGCTGGTGATCCGCGTGGCGGTCGAGGGCTTCTCCCAAGCCGAGGTCGCCGCCGAACTGGAGCTGACCGAGGCCGCCGCCCGCAAGCGTTACCAGCGCGCCATGCGCAAGCTGCGCGACGCCCTCCACGAAATCCCCTGAACCGATGTCCCGATCCGGCCCCGCCGGTGGCTTTTCCCAAATGATCGGCGCGCGCCGCGCCGGTCAGCGATGCACGAGGACAGACCATGCAGGAAACACAGCCAGTCCCGATCGAAGAGATGGTCAGGATCCCTGGCCTCTACCGCCGTTGGGAGCTTTCCGAACTTTTGAAACACCACCGGGCCTACCGCGTCGAGGACGCAGGCTCGCATGCAGATGGCACACCGCTCTTGGCCATCTACGCCGCCAGCGACACGGACGCCGACGGCCCGAACGTGATCAGCCGATGATCAAGGAGCCAAAGATGCCATTTCCAGAGAACAAGCCTGATTTCGATAGCCTGATCAACCTGTCCGCTGCCGGGCCTGAGGCGATCCGCGAAGGCTTCGGGCCCACCCGCACCGTCCGGTCCGGCACGCTGAAGCTAATGCACGCGCAGAACGAGGCCGCGCAATGACAGCGCTGGGATCCACCAACCATACCATTGAAGGTCTGCCGGGCTTGGTCGAACGCGCAGCCAGCATGCTGTCAAGCGCCAAGACGGCGGCCGAGGTGCTGGAGGCGCGCGAATTCGCAGGGCTGGCCTATGACGCCGCCAAGCGTGCCGCCCGACTGACTCGTGCCAAAGCCGCGCATGATGATCTGATCGCGGCCGCCCACCGCGCGCAGGCCCATGCACTTGAAATCGAGGCAGCCGCCAAGCGCCGAATGGCTGATGAATATGACACGGCGCAGGCACAGGGTGATGTGGGGCAACAGGGCGCGAGGACTGACCTCGTTCGCGATGCGAACGACGTTGCTGCAACCGCCGCCGATCTCGGACTGAACCGCCGCGAACAGATCCACGACGCCCGCATCATCCGCGATGCGGAGGCGGCCGACCCCGGTCTCGTGCGTCGCACCCTCGATGAGCGGCTTGAACGGGGCGAGGAGCCGACGCGGGCAGCGCTACGACGTGCAGCCGAGGCACGGCTGGAGCGGTCGATCGATCGGCTCAGGCGCACGCAGGAAAGTGTCCAGCGTCTCGAGGCGGAGAAGGCATCGCCGCTGAGCCCCGAGGAGCGGGCCCACCAGGTCGCGGTCTTCGGCACACTCGAGGACCGGGCGATCTGTGCGCGGATCGACGAGATCGTCGAACTCATCGGCGAACAGCCCGATGCAGCCGAAGCCGTGCGCCGCATCCCGCCGGCGTCGCGCCACGCCATCGACACCGTGCCGATTCGCCGTGCGGCGGCCTGGCTCACCGGATTCAGCACCCTTTACGAACAGGAGGCCCATCATGGGAACCATGCGTCTGAATGACGTTGTCGCCGAGATCGTCGGCGACGTGATCGCCGGCCGCGCCATCAACAAGGACACGGCCGAACTCCATCACGAACTGGTGCCGTTCAACGCCGAACTCGCCCAGCGCATGAGCGACCGTGCCATGCGCATCCTCAGCGCCACCGATGCGGGCGACTTGCTGCCGCGCATCGCCAGGGACCGCAATCACTTCGAGTGCCGCATGTGCCCTTACGCCACCGTCGACGACCTGCCGGGCCTCGAACTGCAGGAAATCGCCCAGCTGCCCGTCGAACTGCTGGCCATCCTGCAACGCGACGTCGAGGAGCGCATCAAGCGCGACAAGGCCGCGAAGGCCCGCCTCGATGGCGCGCTGACGGTCCGCTACGCCACCCGCGCCGCCGAGGCCCGTAGTGCCTGTGGCACGGACACCGGCACGATCCGCTTCGACGACGGGGATTTCACCGTGGTCGCCGATCTGCCGAAACGGGTCGATTGGGATCAGGATCGCCTCGCCGCCATGGTCGAGCGCATCCGCGCCGCAGGCGACGATCCCGCGCAGTATGTCGACATCGCCTTCAAGGGGCCCGAGGGCAAATACGTCGCCTGGCCCGATGCCATCCGCGCTGGTTTCGAGCCCGCGCGCACCGTCCGGCCCGGCACGCTGAAGATCGAGATCGTCCCGCAGGGGGGCGATCAATGAGCCTGCGCATCATCTCCGCCGACGACCGGCTGCGGGAGGCGCAGGGCAAGACCACCATGGCGCTGTTCGGGCCGAGCGGCGCGGGTAAGACCACGCTGCTGAAGACCCTGCCGCCCGCCGAGACGCTCTGCATCGACCTGGAGGCGGGTCTCAAGTCCGTTCAGGACTGGCCGGGCGACAGCATCCCGATCCGGCGCTTTTCCGACGCGGTCGACATCGCCTGCCTGATCGGCGGCGCGAACCCGGCCGCCCAACCCGAGGAGCATTTCTCGGAGGCGCACCATGCGCATCTGCGGGCGCAGCATCCCGAGCTGGCCGAAAAGATCGATACCAAGCGCATCATCTTTGTCGACAGCATTACCGACCTGACGCGCCAGGCCATGGCATGGGCCAAGACCCGGCCCGAGGCGCTGTCGGAACGCACCGGCAAGTTGGACACGCGCGGCGCCTACGGACTTCTGGCGCGCGAAGTCATCGGTCTTCTGAAGCATCTGCAGCATGCGCCCGGCCGCACCGTCGTCTTCGTCGGCATCCTCGAGAAGGTCGTCGACGACATGAACCGGGTGACCTGGCAGCCGCAGATGGATGGCGGAAAGGTCGCCCGCGAACTCCCCGGCATCGTCGACCAAGTGCTGACCATGAGCCTGTTCACGCAGGATCCCGGTGCGGGCCCCGATGCGCCCCCGACCTGGCGGCACGATCCCGACAAGGGCGGCGCGCGCCGCCTTGTCTGCCAATCCGGCAATCCATTCGGCCTGCCGGCCAAGGACCGCAGCGGCAGGCTCGACCTGACCGAGCCGCCCGATCTCGGCGCGCTCCTCACCAAGATCAATCAACCCTGGAAAGGATAACGACATGACTTTCGACATGAACGACGTGGAGCCGCAGCAGTCCGGCGACCTGATCCCCGACGGCACCTTCGCCAAGGTGGTGATGACGCTGCGCAAGGGCGGTACCGACGGGTCGAGCGATGCGGATCGAGGGCTGCTCAAGGCCTCCAACCAGCCCGGCAGCGACGTGCTGATGCTCGACGCCGAGTTCACCGTTGCCGAGGGCCCGCATGTCCGGCGCAAGTTCTGGCAGAACTTCACCGTGCAGGGCGGCAAGCTCGACGAGCAGGGCCAGTCGATCGGCTGGAAGATTTCGAAATCAACCTTCCGCGCGATGATCGACAGCGCGCTGGGTATAAACCCCGAGGACATTAGCGACGCCGCTAAGGCCAAGCGGGTGCTGCGCGGGCTTGCCGATCTCGACGGCATCAGCTTCGTGGCCAAGATCCAGATCGAGCCGAGCCGCAACCCCGCCTACAAGGACGCCAACAAGCTCGACCATGTCGTGCTACCCACCGCGCCCGAATGGCAGAAGGTGATGGCAGGCGAGCCCGTGCCCGCCCAGCCGTCGAACAAGCCGCGGCCCGCCGCCGCCGCCGCGCAGCCCGCGACCCCGGCATGGGGCCAGCCGCAGTCGGCCTCCGCGCCGGCGGCGCCTGCCTGGGGCGCGCCGTCGGCTCCCGCCCAGCCCGCCACCCAGACCCCGCCCGCCGCCAAACCCGGCAACGGCCCGGCCTGGCTGAACCCGTGAGCCCGGACGAATGGCAGGCGCATGTCACCACGGAGGCGGCACTGGCGATGGGACGCTGGCTCGAGGCGCGCGGGCGTCTCGACCGCCCCATCGCCAGCCTGACCCGGCGCGATCTGGAATGCATGGCAATGAGCGCCATCAGCCGGTTCATCGTGCTGTCCTCCGAGCGCCGGACCGCCGCCCCGGACAAGGAGGAGCGCGACGCGCTGGATCTGCTGATCATGGGGTGAGTGGCGTCTCGGAAAGGCTCCGGGGGAGCGTTTCAGCCGCGAACGGGCGGAGCCCTCCTTCGCGCGCGGACCTCGCCCGGCGCGTGCCCTGCGCTCACTGCGGTCGCGAGGCCCGGGGCTTCGGCTACTGCCACGGCCTGCGCTGGGACCGTCACCCTCATTACCGCTTCTGCTCGATGGCTTGCCTGATGGCGGGCTCGGCCAACGCCAAAAGGAACCACGGCATGATCGACAAGACCGACATGGAGACGCGCGCCATCGTGGAGGCTCGCAGGATGCTCGCCGAGGCGCTGACGGAGATGGGCCTGATGGCGCCCTTCTTCGACCGCCCGGCCGCGGACATCGACCGCGTGATCGAGGCCTGCGTCGACGGCTTTCAGGCCTCGATGCAGCGCCAGTCCGACGCCGGCGAAATTCCTTTTTGATAGTGGAGAGCAGGAGATGAGTTCAGGCGAAATCTGGCGCGACGTCCCCAGCGTTCCCGGCATCTTCGTTGGTAGCGAAGGGCGGGTCATGGTCACCCCGTACCGCTACCCGATGCCGAGCGGCGGCGTGAGACCCAATAGCGGCAAGCCGTACTTCGGGGTGTGGAACAAGACGGACGGTCGGTTCTGCGTCCCGGTGAAGCGCAAGACCTACAAGGTGCACCGGCTGATCGCGGAGGCTTTCCATGGCCCGGCGCCCTTCGAGGGAGCATTGGTCATGCATCTCGACGAAAACGCGGCAAACAACCGTCCCGACAATCTGAAGTGGGGAACTCAGAAGGAGAACCTGAACGCTCCCGACTTTGTCGAATACTGCAAAAGCCGGGCCGGTGACCAGAGCGCCTGGACAAAGCGCCAGAAGAAGAAGGCCCTACGCCCATGATCGATCTGAACCACAGCTCCGGCTTCGTCTATGGGCGCGACGCCTCGGATCCCGAACCCCTCGGCGCGCGGATCAACGGCCGCATCGATGCAGCGCTGGAGGCCGAACGCGAGGGCCAGCGCCCGCGCGACTATCTGGGCGCCAGCCGGATCGGCGAACCCTGCGCGCGGCGGCTGGTCTATGAGGTCACCCACACGCCGCCCGATCCGGGCAAGGATTTCGAGGGGCGCGTTCTTCGCATCTTCGCGGCCGGCCATGTCTTCGAGGATCTGGCGATCCGCTGGCTCCGGCAGGCCGGATTCGATCTGCGCACGCAGACGCAAGCGGGTGGCCAGTTCGGTTTCGAGACGGCGGGCGGACGCATACGCGGCCACGTTGACGGCGTGATCATCGGCGGCCCGGAGATCGGCCTCGCCTGGCCGGTGCTCTGGGAGCACAAGGCGCTGAAAGCCTCGGCCTGGTCGGACACCGCGAAAAAAGGCGTGCAGCTCTCGAAGCCGGTCTATTTCGGCCAGATGCAGATCTACATGGCCTATTTGGGCCTCGGGTCCGCGCTTTTCACCGCGCTGAACAAGGACACCTGCGAGCTCTACCACGAGCATGTGCTGTTCGATCCGGCCGCCGCGCAGGCGCTGTCGGACAAGGCGGTCGACGTGCTGCGCGCCGCGGACGCGGGCGATCTGTTGCCCCGCATCGCGACCAGTCCCGACTTCTTCATCTGCCGGTTCTGCCCCTTCGCGACGCGTTGCTGGGAGGACCGGGCATGACTATCACCCTTTCTGATACCCAAGGCCGCGCCATCGCCGCGATCCGCGACTGGTACGAGACACGGCGGCACGAGCAGCAGATCTTCCGCCTGTTCGGCTATGCCGGGACCGGCAAGACCACGATCACCGCCATGGCGGTCGAGGCTTTGGGGCTTGAGCCGATGACCCCGGGCGGTCTTGGCGGCGTGCTTTTCGCCGCCTTCACCGGCAAGGCGGCGCTCGTCATGACGCGCAAGGGCACGCCCGCGCAGACCATCCACAGCCTGATCTACCGCGTCTCAGAGGCGACGCCCGAAGAGATCGCGCGCGCGACCGAGGATCTGGCGGCGCTGCGGCGCGACCTGCCGCGCATGGGTCCGGCCGAGCGTGGTTTCGCAATGACGCGCATCGCCCAGCTCGAACTGCGCCTCGAGGACATCCACCAGCCGAAGTTCCTGATCAACGAGCAGTCGATCCTGCGCGACGCGGACCTTCTGGTGCTCGACGAGGTGTCGATGGTGGGCAAGGAGATGGCCCACGATCTCATGGCCTTTGGCAAGCCGATCCTCGTGCTGGGCGATCCGGGGCAGCTGCCGCCCGTCAAGGACACAGGCTTTTTCACCGAGACCGCCCCGGACGTGATGCTGACCGAGGTGCACCGCCAGGCAGGCGACAGCGCCATCCTGCGGCTCGCGACGCTGGCCCGCGAGGGGCTGCCGATCCCACCCGGCGCGCATGACGACCATGTCTGGAAGATGTCCCGCAACGAGGTCGGTCCCGCGCAGATGCTGCAGGGCGGCCAGGTGATCTGCGGCACCAACGCGACGCGGCGCTGGCTGAACATCGCCATGAAACGCGCGGCCGGGTTCGGCGCCGATTATCCGACAGGCCACGGCGAGAAGATCATTTGCCTCAAGAACCGCCACGATCTCGGGCTGATCAACGGCATGTTCCTGACACTCACCGAGGTGCGGCAGGATCCGGACGACGCCTTCGCCTTCAGCGCCATGGTCGAGACCGAGGACGGGGTGAGCCTCGGTGGGCGACAGAGCTTCTGGCGCGGCGAGTATGCCGATCATGTCGCCTACGACCCAGAGCGCGGGCGGCGTGAATGGCAGATCCGGCGCGGGCTGATCGAGTCCAGCTGGGGCTACGCCATCACCTGTCACAAGTCGCAGGGCTCGCAATGGGAGAACGTCGTCGTGTTCGACGACGGTTTCGGGCGCACCGCCGCCGACCGCAACCGCTGGCTCTACACCGCGATCACGCGGGCCGAGAAAGGTCTGGTGATCCTTGCTTGACCTCAACGACGCCAAACCGCTCGGCGGCGAGCCTCTGCGCTACGATCTCGATCTGGTGGTGGCGCGCCTTCGCGAGACCGCCGAGATATGGGTGTCACGCCTGTTTCCGCGCGGGCGCAGGTCGGGCGACGAGTGGCGGCTCGCCAACATCCGGGGCGACGCGCCGCGCAATGCCGGCTCCTGTGTCATCACCCTGCGCGGTGCGCACGCCGGAGACTGGATCGACTTCGACGGCAATCAGGGCGGCGGCCCGATCAGCGCCATCGAGGAAGCGACCGGTCTCGACGGCCGAGCGCTGATCGTCAAGGCAGCAGAACTTGCGGGCATTGCGCCAGGCGCACCGGAACGCCGCGCACCGCCGACACCGCCCCCATTGAAGCGCGATCCCGCGCTGGAGATCGCGCATATCCTGACGGGTGCGCAGACGATCACCGGCTCTCCGGTCGCGCGGTATCTGACCGGACGCGGCCTGATGGTGCCCGAGGCCGCCGATCTGCTGTTTCACCCTGACCTGACCCATTGGGAGACGAAGACCGGCTATCCGGCCATGCTTGGACAGGTCCGCGACCGCGATGGCGCGGTCATCGGCCTGCACCGCAGCTACCTCGCCACCGATGAGGTGGCGGTCACCAAGGCGCCGCTCGACAAGGCAAAGAAGATGCTTGGCCGAGTGGCTGGTGGCGCGGTGCGTCTCGCCGATCTCGGCGACGGCGATCGGCTTGCGCTTTCCGAAGGCATCGAGACCGGCCTCGCGGTGATGACCGCATGCCCCGATTTGCCGGTCTGGGCGACGTTGTCGACATCGGGCCTCGAACAGGTCGATCTGCCGCCTGGCGTCCGGCGCGTCCTGATCCTGGCCGACAACGACACCTCCGGGGCCGGTCTGCGGGCCGCCGAGGCCGCCGCCCGGCGCATGCGCGCGCAAGGGCGCGACGTGGCCGTCGTCTTGCCGCCCGAGGAAGGCGAGGATTTCAACGACCTGCTGCTGCGCGAAGGGTCCGAGGCTGTCGCCGCCCTGATCGCCGATGCGGGGGCAATCACCGAGGCCGAGCCCACGCTGCTGATCGGGCAGCACCGGCCGGTCAACTATCAGGGCAGTGGCAAGGCCATCCCCACCTTGCGCGCCGACGAAGGCGATCTGGCCCGCTCGGTCGAGCGGGTCTGGAGCCTGCTGATGGCCTCGAACCGGACGCCATGGGTGTTCCGTTTCGCCGGGCAGCCGACATGGGTGGTGCCCGACGACGAGGGCCGTCCGGTCGCCACCGCGATCACCGAGGAACGGCTGCGTCACATGCTTGCGCGGCTGGCGCATTGGAAGAAGCTGAACGGCAAGGGAGAGCTGGTCGCGGCTCCGCCGCCGATCGCCGTGGTCAAATCCGTGCTGGCCACACCAGACCCCGCGCTGCCCGTGCTGGTGGGCATCGTCAACACGCCCGTGTTCGGGCGCGGCGGCACGCTGCTGACTACGCCGGGATATCATCCCGACGCGCGGCTTCTCTATGCCCCGACACCCGGGTTCGTGGTGCCGACCATTCCGGCCAAGCCGTCAACCGCCGAGGTTGCCGCCGCCCGCAATCTGCTCTGCGAGGATCTGCTCGGCGACTTCCCGTTCGTCGGTCCCGCCGAGATGGCGCATGTGATCGCGCTGCTGCTGCTCGGCTTCCTGCGGGGTATGATCGACGGGCCGACGCCGCTGCACCTGATCGAGAAGCCCAGCCCCGGCTCCGGCGCCACGCTGATGGTCGATGCCGTCGCCACCATCCTTACCGGCTCGGGCGCAAGCGTCATGACCGAGGGGGGCGACGACGACGAATGGCGCAAGCGCGTCACCGCCAAGCTGCGCCAGATCCCCACCATCGTGCTGATCGACAACCTGCGGGCCAAGCTGGACAGCTCCGCCGTCGCGGCCGCGCTGACCGCGCCGTTCTGGGAGGACCGGATCCTCGGCGCATCGGAAATGGCGCGGCTGCCGATCCGCTGCCTCTGGATCGCCACCGGGAACAACCCCGAGTTCTCCAACGAGATGGCGCGCCGCCTCCTGCGCATCCGGCTCGACCCTCACGAGGAGCGCCCATGGCAGCGCACCGGCTTCCGCCATCCCGATCTGATGACATGGGTGCGTGCGAACCGCCCCCGGCTGGTCGCCGCCTGCCTCACGCTCTGCCAGGCCTGGATCGCCGCCGGAAAGCCGCGCGGCGCGCGCACCATCGGCTCCTTCGAGAACTGGGCGCATGTCGTGGGCGGCGTGCTCGAGGTCGCGGGCATTCCCGGCTTCCTCGGCAATCTCGACGAGATGATGGAGGCCTCCGACAGCGAGGGCGCGGGCTGGAGCGCCTTCATCGCCGCCTGGTGGGACCGGTTCGGAACCGCCGAGGTGGGTGCGGCCGACCTCTTCGACGTTGCCTTGTTCTGCGATCCCGCTCCGCCGATCACCGGCCACACGGACCGCGCGCAGAAGACCAGCTTCGGGATCGCCATCAAGAAGATGCGGGACCGCGCGTTCCGGGTGGGCGATCTGACCGTCAGGCTG